TGCAGTCGATCTCTTTCGGTAGGTACGCGGTCGGCTTTGCAAACCGGAGCGTTACGTCCGCCTCGTCCAGATTATCGCGATCTTGGCAGGTGGCGCGGGAGTTGAAGCACTTGATTGCGCCGGTCGTCGGGATTGACGCCGTGCATGGCGCGACACCGTAGGTCAGCGAACAGACCGGAATATCGATCTCGATATAAGAGAGCGACTTCACGCCACACCATTCACTTTTAGGTCGAACGCAAGCAGGTTTGATGGGCCAACGGGTGTCGGCATTGGATCGTCCATCAAGTCGCAGAACCCGACTTCAAGCGGATAGGTGCCGGGACGCCACGCGAAGAAGAACGGGATTTCCTGCGCCGCTTCCAGGAACTCGCGCATGTTCGCGCGGTACCAAGCAGGCGTGAACAGCGACAACGGGATGGTGGATTCCCGCCCCTCGCCCAGCACGATACGGCCGAGGAAATTGCCGCTGACGCTACGGTTGCTCACGACGTCGATCTTGCGAGCATCGGTCAACGGCGTATGCCCGACGTAGACCTTGCGCTCGAGGTCGAGCAATTTCCCGACATAGACGACCGCCGCGCGCGCACTGTCCGAACCCGCCTGAAGCCGGATGCGAACCTGTGAATACGAGGCCGCATCGAATCGGAACATCACCGGCTCGTCGTTCGGCAACATCACTTCTTCGACGATCTCGGTCCAGACGGCGTCGATATTGGCTTCGATCGAGACCGGGATTTCTGCCGTACCGAGGTTGTGGCGCGCGATCCCGACGTAGTCGATGGGGTCAACCTCGTTCGTGGTGATCGTGATGTATTGCTCGCTGTCGTCCGCAGCCCGCCATTCAAGATGCGTGGCCGGATTTGCGAGATTTGAGGCCGGAAAATTCGCTTCCTGCGTATCCGCGACGATGGAATCTGAGCGCACCACATTGTGGTAGCCGACCGCCGGAAGGTCCGTATCGACCGCGCCCGCCGCCTGCGCGAGAACGACATTGCTGGAAATTACGATCATGTCAGGCCGCTTGAATCTTGAGCTGGTAGCCGTCTTGGAACATTCCGTTCAGCCCTTCGATGAGATCGCGCAACGCGTCTCGGGTCGTTGCGATCGGCATGGAAAGGTTGACCACGTTCCCGCCGGACCGACCGCCTCGCGGGTCGGAACCGCCGCCCTGATCCGGCCGCCACACATCCACCTGCTCGCCAGGCGACGCCATGAACGAAACAGGCGTGCTGTCCGGACCGCCGGAGCCGCCAACCGTGAACGAACCGCCAGTCATGTAACCGGTCGGGATCGACTGGCTCTTGATCGACGCAACGAGGCTCGCACCCTTGGCGAGGACCGCAGCGACCGCTGCGATGTTCGCCGGGAACGGCAATTCCAGTGCTTTTGCTGCACCGGTAAACATCGAGATTGTGCCTTGGATGACGCCGAACACTTTCGCAGCCGTCGCCATGGCGGACGACTCCTTGGCGAATGCTCCGGAAATGCCGGCGAAACTCCCGGCGATCGAAGCGCCAGCTTGGCCCCAAGTTGCATTCGCGCGCTCGGCGGCATTCTGCATGGCGTTGCCGTAGGCCTCGGCACTCAATTTTCCGGCGTCAAACAGGGCCTGAATTTTCGTCAGTTCAAGCTGGTAGGTCTGCGACGGCGTCAGGTTGGCCTGAGCCAATTGCAGGCCGGCCAATGTCTGCGCGTACTCCATGGCCTTGTTTTTGGTTAGATCAAGCTGCGCCTGCTGGGCTGCTGTGACGGCCGTATGGTTTGCGGTAGCGATCGCCAGCGCCTGAAGCTGGATCTTGAGCGCCTCCTTGTTTCCGGCCAACTGCCCGAATGTCTTGATCTCCGCCTGCTGTGCAACGAGCGACTTGTTCTGCGAGTCGATAAAGCTATCGACCGCGTTTTTCCCGCCCATAGCCGCGAAGTTAAAATCCTTCTGGGCTTTAGCCGCCTTGTCGGTCGATGCCGCCGCGCCTTCCGCGCCGGTCTTGGCCCCGCTCCAGACGTTGTTAAGTGTCGCCATCGTGGAGGTGGCGATGCCCGCTATGTCACCGGTCTTGGCCTTGAGATTTTCGAAGGCCCCAATCACATCTCCCTTGATGATCTTGGCAAGCCCGCCCCATACGATCGACATAAGGTCGCCGATAACCTGGAACGTTGCGCCGATCAGAACGCCTGCGGTTACCAGACCCTTCATGGATGCGGTCAGGCCGGTCACCACAAGATCGAGCGCACCGGAATTCTTCGCGGTCTCTACCATCTTGTTGGAAATATCGACTAGGATCGGAAGCAACTGCGATGCGGCTTGAACAAAAACGCCCTTCACCGCATACCCGAGCCTCGTCAGGTTATCGTTGAAGTTCTCGGCTTCCTTTGCTGCCTTGGTGCTGACGACTGCCCCGAAGGTCGCGGCCTCGTCAGCCATCTCCTTTAAGCCGTCCTTTCCGCCATTCAAAAGCGGAATAAGATCGGCGCCGGCCTTACCGAAGATCGCCATGGCGACTGCTGTTTTGCCTGCGCCGTCTTTCAAACCCTCGAATTTTCCGGCGATTTCCTCCATCACCGTTTGCGACGATTTCAGCCGACCGCCTGAATCGGTAGCGGACACACCGAGCGCGCGAAAAGCGTTTGCGGCCTCCGATGTCGGCTTTGCTGCCGCCTCAACCATCGCCTTGTTGAGCTTGGCGACGCCCTTGCTCAGTTGCTCAAACGAGACGTCGGAAAGATCAGCGGCATAGGCAAGCGCGGAAAGCTGTTCGACCGGGACGCCGATCTTCTGCGATGTTTTCGCAAGCGTATCGAAGTCGTTAATCGTTCGCTTGAGAACCACGCCGATCGCCGCGCCCGCAGCCGCGACAGCCGCGGCAGCAGCCGCCATAGCCGTGCCGACTGAAGCGCCAAAGGCAGCGACGTTGGACTGAGAACTTTTCAGGCCTTTGTCGAGATCTGCCGTGTCAGCGCCTAGCACAACGCGCATGGCGCCGATGATCGCGTCGCCCATCAGGCGGCCCCCTTAGATAGATTTTCTTCTGCCCAGAGCGGCTGCAGGTTCGTATAGTGACAAGCCAGCGCTAACTGCGCCGGGTCTGAAAGTTCGAATGATGCGAGCGGCCTTATATGATCGAGATGCCACTCTCTCGCGCCGCTCCACCCTCGGCCCCAGTTGCTCCAACTCATCCCAGGCTTAAACAATCCCTCGATGTGCTGACGGACACTATCCAAGGGCGCGCCGAGCATGGCCGACACACTTGCGCTTTTTGCCTGCCCCTTGAGAGCAGAAAGGACCCGGCGGCGTACAGAGTTCATAATTCTGTACCTGACATCGGTTCTGCGTCTCTCGGCAGACCGCTCGGTGTAATACCGCCTCATTTTTTCTCTGTTATTCCGCTGCCACTCGCGATTCGCCGCGTTCCTTTTCTCTCGGAACGCCTCATCTGACTGGCGCTTATTCCGCGCCCACTTTGCAGATTTCGCGAAATGTTTTTGTTTGTGTTTTGCGTAGGTACGATCCCAATGCTCACGAACCTTATCTGGGTTCTTTGCGCGCCACGCCTTTATGTCGATATGGGCCTGCTGCTTGTCCTTTCGAGCATAACGTCGCTTCTGATACTCGCTGCCTGGCGCTTTGTTTTTAACGGTATTACGCCTATCCCACTCTTTGACTTTCTCGGAGTTACGCGCCCGATACGCCGCGTTCCTCGCATTCTCGCATGCCCTGCAGAAAGTTTGCTGGCGGTATGACCCCTTTGGATTCTTGTAACTCCCGAAGTTATCGGCGTCTGACGGCTTTTCGATTCCGCACTTTGTGCAGCGTTTCGAAATAGCTTCAGGCATCAATTTTTCCTTATAACCTTGGACGCTTCAGCCATCGCGCCGAAAATCGCCCATTGCTGTTCGGATGTTTGGACAGGTCTGCGCGCCGCTGACGTTTCCCGCGCAAGAAGTTTTTTTAGGTCTGGGAATTTTTTGTAGCGGGGAAGCGCCGCAACGTGCCAAGCGAGCGACATCCGCTCGTTATGTTCGCGGCGAAGCTGTGCGGACTTTGCTTTGAACTGGCGCTGAACTTGGCGGGCCGTCTTCCGCCAAAAATCGTCTTCTGAAAGTCCGAGCGACATCCAGTCGTCTAAGAGTTGCTGCCAACTCCAGATGCCCGACGAGCCGCCCGGTTCGTGGGGCGCGGCGTACCGCTCGCCTCCGGCTGCGAGTGAAGGATTCCAGTCGTGATCAGATTCATCACGGGCAAAAGCCCTCCGGCGCTGGTCATGATTTCGCCGGCTTGCTTGACAGTCAAATCAGGATGACGGTCGATCAGCCCTGCCCAAAACAGCGCCCGGCAGAAACCGAGTTTAATACGCTTGACCCTCGCCTGTTCCTGTTCTTTCGTTTCAGGAATAGGCTTTCCTTTGGCGTCGGTTTTAGGCGCCCAGGACTCAATCTCGCTGTAAATGTCGAGAATACCGCGATCAAGGTGCGCCTCAAGTACGCACCAAGCGTTGTTTGAAAAAACGATGGTGTAAGTCTCTCCCCCAGCTTGGAAAGAGACTTCACCCTTTTCAGGATTGCCCATCAATCACCCGTTACGCTGCGGTAACAGCGGCACTGGTCGCAGATGCGCTACCAGCCGAGTTCACGCCCGTAACCGTGACCGTGATTGCATCGCCGCTGTCGCCAGCAAGGATGGTGTATGTCTTGGCAGTAGCGCCGCCGATTGGCGAGCCAGCGTTCTTCCACTGGTAGGTGAACGACGTGGGCTCGCCAGCCCAGACGCCTTCGTAGGCCGTCAGGGTCGCGCTTTCCGTCAGCGCGCCGGAGATGGCCGGAAGGATAGAGTTGGTAGGCGCAACCGCGGCCGACATGGTGATCGCGCCGGTGACCTTGAGGGTGACGCTCATCACCATCTTGTCGTCGATCGGGGTCTCCGCCGACATTTCCGTGATGAACGCGCTGAAGTTTGCCTGCGCGCCCGAGGGGAACACGACGCGGCAAACTTGCGTGGTTCGGAGCGCCGCAAGCAGCGTGGCTTCCGCTGTACCGCCCGGGACGTAATGAATCTCGAGCGAGACCTCTCCGCCATCCTTCAGGCCGGGGATGAATTCGCGCCAGGCCGACGGGCTCTCCTCGTGGGAGGCATCGACGCTATCGACAGCGATGGCAAACGGCGTAACGCTCGCTTGCTCGCCGATGGTCGTATAGACATCCGGCCCGGTGCTGGTTCGGATCTTGAAAAGCGTGCCGTAGCCGATTGAGGCCTGGGTCATCGGGTCTCTCCTGATGTGATAATGGGATGCCCCGCGCCACGCCCCGGCGGGATTAGGGGTTACTTTCCAGCCGCGATCTTGGCGGCGAGCCGTGCGGCCTTGCGCTCTGCGCGCTTCGTGGCCTTGTCGATTTCTTCGGCGAGTGTGTCGCGGATAATTCCGACCAGCGCTTGATCCTGGCTATCCCAAGTCGGCCGCATAAAAGGTTGGGCCTTGTGGTGAGCCGTCCCGAATTCCTGCAACATGCCCTGCCCTGCACGCTTCGTTGGGCCGACGTGCGTGACGGCTGATCGTCCCGTCCCGCCCGCCGACCGGTTCGCCGCGCGCGCCGCTGCGGCTGCTTCCGCTTTATCGCCAGTCTCTCGCATGGCCTGCGCGTATGCGGCTTTGCCTGGCGTGATGATCTTCGGCTTCGCAACCTTAATTTCGCGCTTTAGCTGCCCGGTGTCCTTCGGCGCTATTGCGATGGCATGTTCGGCAAATACAGCGCCTGCCGTTCCGACCGCGCGCTTTAGGATGTTTCCCGCAGTCGCCTTTGAAAAGCCTTCGAGGGCTTCGTTCAGATCCTTCAGCCCCTCGACTTCAATCGACCGGCGAGTGAAGGCCACGGCTAAACTTCCTCGTAATCGATCGCATAATCCCGCGACATCCGGCTCATTTGAACCGTGTCGTCGTAATCTTCCATCTCTGCGGCCATAAAAACCCCTTGGACCGTTACGGCAGCGCCGCCCGACCCCATCACGCCTCGGTATCCGCTCAAACGATCCTTGATCAGGTTCGCAAGCGTGGTTGCAGCGTCGCCGGTGAGGCCCCAAGCATCTATTTGGAATCGCGGCATCGCGAGACCTGAGTCGCCGCCCATATGGTAAATTCCAGTTCCGGAAATTCGGGAATAAACGATGCAAGCTGCCTTGACGCCTTGCGGGATCTTGACCGGGTACACACGAGATATTCCGCCCGTCGTAACGAGCGCGCTGATCGACGCGTCCGCCAGAAGAAACGCCCGCAAAGCTGGCCGGATGTCCTTCATGTCGTCACGTCCGCGCGGCGGATCGTCTTGATGGACATGTCAACTTGCCGCCCTACTTCATCCGGGCTGACGATGTCGTAAACCAGATTCCACGCCGGGCTTTGCGTGTTCGCTGCAATTCCATCGACGGGATAAATAATGCGGTCCTCGGGACCGAGCGGACGGGACGCTGAAGGGATTTCGTGAAACCGGATCGTGAATGTCACTTCCTGGTCGGCAACTTTCTCCGGATCGGTGAACCGTTCACTCCCGCGCGTCGGCGCGACGAAGGCCAAGCACTTGTAGACGAGGTCCACCCACGTCTCTATTTCATCGCCAGACCCGGATTGCGTGACCGTTTTCCGCTGGATGATGATCTGGCGATCGTAGCGGCGTTGCATCAGAAACGGGGCCTTCGATGTTTGGCAAGCAACGCATCAACACCTTGCGGAAGCTGCTGGGCCGTCACACCGACTACAACGGCGCCGGGATTATCGAACCAATGCCGCACCAGAAGCGCGATGGCATTCTTGATGTCGTCCGGGACCGAACTCGTTTTTGGTGTCCCAGCAATATCTGCGTAGCCGGCCAGATACGTCACGCGCACCGCGGCGGATTCTGTATTGAGCGATGGGAACGAATAGCTGCTGGTGAACTCCACATACGCCCCGAGATCGTCATTCTTGAGCGTGTAGTTCTCGCTCGGAATCGTCTGCTCTGCGCCGGCCGTGTCGGTGTACTTCACGCTCGTAATCGAAATCACAGGGAACAGCGGGAGACGCAGACATGAGCGGAAATCGTCGAAGTCCTGCCTCCACGTTTGTTCGCACAAACATCGCCCGAGAATGCCCGTCCACCCGTCCAGGTGCGCCGTGGCCGCGCCGATCAGGCCGGTTATCACCGTATCCTTGTCGGTGTAGCCAATGTCCAGCCACGCCTTCGCTTCCGTGAGCGTGACAGGCTTGATTGCCGGCGGCGTGACGAGGACGGGACGGTACATGCTGACATCCGGCGCAAGAGAAACGGCGGGCCGAAGCCCGCCGCCAGATCATCAGGCCGGAGGATTGGCCGCAGGCGAGCGCAGCGGGCGAAGCACCCACTCAGCAGCCAGGAAGATGTTGCCGGAGTCGTTACCGCTCGGAGTGATAGTTGCGCGGACATAGCGCTTGATGCCCGTGTAGCCGATCTTGCGCAGCTCGTTGTCGTCGTCGAACTGGAACCCGGCCAAGGCTTCCGTACCGTTGAGGTACTCGTCCGCGACCGCTGCGTAGGTGGAGTCGTTGTCCGAATCCTCGATCAGAACCGCGAAGGTAGCATTGGTGTCGGTATTGGCACCGATGTTGATGGCGAGCATGCAGCCATCGTAGCCCTTGAGGTCAGCGGTCGTGGAGACGACGGCGGTGTTGTCCGTGCGGGCAGCCTGCGGCGAAATCGCTCGCTTGAGGTCCAGCCCATTCATGATGTCACGCATTGAAGCGTTCCTTTCGATTGGATTGAGGGAGATGCAGGAAGGCGACCGGCGGGATTAGCCGCCGGTCAATGCGTCAGATCAGGAAGTTCCGAACTTCAGGATCTTGAGGGCTTCGAAGTTCACGACGCCGCCACCGGTGCG